AGTATTGATATAAGAAGAATCCTGTTTGTTTAAATAGTTTTATAACCTCTGCGGGTTTTAACTTAGCCCCTCCAAGAGTGACATTCCCAAGCATAGAAGTATTAATAGCATAACCATTTTCCACCATCTTGGCAAGTGAATTTTGATATCTTAAAAAAGTAATCTCTATTTGATCAAGGATGGGAACAAGTCTTTCCATTATAGATGGCTGTAGTAACTGCTCTACGTGGAAGGTAAGTTGTGGCTTAGAATACCCTTTGCGGGAAGCCATTTTAAGAACGCCCCAGTCAAAGCAATAATCCGTTCCAACAACCCATGTACACTGTCTTACAAGCCTTATAGATACATTTTTAACTTCATTTTTACCAGAACTCTTTTCGGTATCATTATAGTCTAAGTCCTTTACTTGTCTGCGCCCGTATCTATCCGTATAATATTTTCTTTTTGTGATATCCGTATCTATCCACTCAGCTTCAAATACTGGTACTTTAAACCCGTCATATCCAAAAGTAAGGGTGGAGGGGTCAAGTTGGCTGTATTTACTATCCCAGCTACCTGCCGGATTACCATATACGCCAGATGATGCCTTTGCAAGATTAAACCATTTGTCCTCTTTAACATCTGGCAGTTTAGCCCTTAGATTAGATATCGTCCATAAAGAAAAATATCCTGCATACTCACTATCGCAATAATCATATTCATTGGAAAACTGTATCACAAGTCTGGCGGGGTCAATCCATTTCTGTTTAAATTTATTGTCTTCAGAATCGAAATAATCCCTTACTGCCCCATATCTAATGCACGCCAGATCATCTACTACTTTTTTGCGGGTAACGGTATCCCATTTACTTATATCGAATGAATATCTTAATAATTTCTGCATTGACTTGGCGGCGTTGAGTTTAAATCCGCCTTGCGCTTTATACATCTCAAACTCTTGTGCCGATTTAGGATAATAGGTATTCTCATCTATCGGGATTCCAGCCTTCATTTTGTATTCATTCTGCCATTCAAGGTTCTGTCCTTCAAAGAACTTTAGATATGCTTCGTTTTCTTCTAAGTCTTTTGACTCTGGATCGGTAACATCAACATGCAGATCAAAATCCAGTTTATCGAATTGTCCATGCAGGGCATTCATGATAGTGGGGGCTGGAGATATATTATCCCACATCATGTTATACCACCCCTCTCTTTTGGCTACACGACTAACGGGTGTGCTGTCAAAAGAATCTGTGGCTACTGTTGAACTTGTCCCATCAGATATGTCATCTATAAGCCATTTCTTATATCTATCGGTGCTTTGCTCGCCATTGCTATAAGCACGAAGTTCATCAAATCTATCATAGCTCGCTTTTCCCCATGCTGTTTTATTGCGACAGAATAATGAGTATATAAACTGACTATAACTCCTGTGGTATTCTTCTAACTTCTTTTTGGGGTCGATTGATTGCTTGGGTTGCCCCCATTCATCATTCTTATAGACATCAAGTGTCGGAATCATTTATACCTATTTTAATTTCCACAAAGTTAATCATAATTTAGGATACCGTTTTTGGGAAATAAAAAACCCCCTCTTCTGAGGGGGCGCACGTGCTGAATGGGGCATGTTGCTCATTTGTCGGCATCGCCCTTATCTTTAATATTTTTTCTGATTATAAACTCTTCCCCCATATATTCTATTGTGTGAATTGTATATCGCTCCTCAAGTGCCTTAGAGACGGACTCTGGGGGATTTGCCCATGGTGTAACAGACCCATCGTTATTCACATTATACAGATTAGCTCCTTCCTCTTTGCATCCCCTCATCTGAGTAACCCTACATACAATAAATTCTGGATTAGTATAAATACTAGCCTTTTCACCTACGGGGTCACAACCTGCTATATATTTACCATAATTTACATAATATTTTTCAGATGCAACGCTCTTTAGCCACTCTATATCTGAGAGTAACTTTTTAAATACTTCAGACTTGTCAGTTATTATCATCTTCTATTTTTTTATATAAAACTTGCTTAACATCATAGACCCACAGCAGGTTTCCTCCTTCAAAAATAATCTCAAATCGAAGAATCCCATTCATAGACATGTCATTTATTGCGATAACACCTCTCTCCCCAATAGTACATCCAGTGGGATAACCCTGTCCGTCTATATAAGTAATTGAATATAATTTTCTGTTCATAATAGGTTCTTTTTAAATACCGTCCTTTATAATAAAACCGTCTTCACGACTTATATATTTACCGTCATCGTCCTTTAAATAGGTTCTGCTGTACCATATAACCTGCTGTGTAGTTATTGTCCTTGCGCAACCCTCACATATATAAACCTGCTTAAAGTCTATATTGAAACTAACATTGGTTTCCTCTTCGCAGATTTTACACTTATGAATAAATTTTTTATCGGATTTCATATTTATCTTCTTTGATGGTAAATTCGCCCCACGCAAATTTATCGTTGCTAAAACTCTCCATATAATTTTTCATCATCTTTATGGTAGCATTCTTAATATTAGTCGCCCTCACTTTTCCATAAGATGAATATATTTTCCAAGTATATGTTTTAACCTTGCTCATAATCCCGAAAATATTATCAATAAAGGAAGTGCAATTAAGCAACTACCAATTATAATAATAACCGCTATAGCTATTTTCAAGCCTATGGGTGTTTTATAACCTTCTGGTTCGTCTGGCCACATAATATATTAATCTATAAAACACATAACAATATCCACTTCTTCATCGGTAAGCTGACCCGTATTCGTATATCCTTGCTTTAAAGCATACTCAAGGACTTCTTTAACCTCCCTCTTAGTCATGGGCTTACCCCTATGTTCAAATGCCCTATAACTCGTATTTATTTGTGCTAATGCACCCTTAATGTCTGCATCCATAATTACATCGGTTTTGGATAAGGGTTACGTACTTTCATTAAGGCCCATACGGCGCCTTCTTGCTTTAGTTGATTTTCCCTTGCTTGTTTGTCGTAAGTCTGCCACTGTTGGTAATTATCTAAAAACATTTTTCCTGCATTTTCCTTGTATTGTAATACAGGAAACTCATCTTCAATTTCATTTCCATCTGGCAACTCTATCTCCTGCCTCGCAAATTCAAGTATGTCATTGATTTCTGTCCCCAAAAGGATTAGTCCGTATTGGTCGTATAGGTATTTACCTAATGCACTATCTTGAATCTTTTCCATAATGTCTTTTGTAGTTTACTCATGACTTAATGTAATCAAATTTATATCTTACTGTCCCCCATCCTACAAACTCGTCTACATACCCCTCGTGTCCATTTGGACAACATTTGCCATTTATGGGGATGGGCATAAGAATATTTACTTTTCTACTATAACAATCAACATATCTTTTTCCACAATAACCACAATGGTTGGGGGCAATTCTTAAACACTTTCTTATTAGACTTAGTTTCCCTATTTTTTTAGGCTTTACTTTTTTCATTTTGTCGCAAATATTTGCTTAATTTTCGTCAAAAAATTTTCTCACTTATCCCGCAATTGGGGGGTTAAGAACCTATCTATAGCCGAGGGGGGTTCGGAATAAACATCCGAATCACAATAACCCTCTTTGAGTAAGAAATCCGTGTATTCTGTGAGTAAATCTTTCATCCATTCCTCTGCTAATTTGAATACATCTACCCTTTTCCTTTGCCTCCATATATACTCTTGAACCAACAATTGTTCGTTTAATCCTATATCATAACCCGTCTGCTGAAGCCAATGTCTAAAATCACAATATGGTTTGCGAATACTACTCATTGTGGTCATAGTTAAAAATTTAAAAGTTCTGCGGGCTTGACGGATACTCTAAACCGAGGAAATAACAAGTGCCTTCATTCGTTCGTCACGGAAGATAACTCATCCCGTATCTCCGCCTCCTGTATACACTTTTCTTTCTCACCATTGTGCGCACAACTTGTCACAGAACTAAGGCAAAGATAAAGCATATAAATGATATTCCCAAATTTATTTGCAGTTATTTTTAAAATAATCCAGTGATATCTATAGGTTCGTTATTACTATCACCCAATAACTCCCTATAGCGAGACTTACTGCCAAGTAATGTCATGCCAAAGGCGGTTTTTAAGTCAAGTCTCGTGAAATCTTCTACCCCCTTGAATGCCTTAATCTCACCGAGGAGGTCATCATGGCACTCTGTATGCCCCCTGAACTCAATATAATCCTTTATCTCCCTTACCATATCCTGATTGGTCTCCGTAGAGTTATATCGACCTGGAAGTGGTTTCTGCTTTCCGTCCATTCCAATATCAAAAAGAAAATATCCGGCATAGCCTCTTTTGTAGACATGACTTATAAGGGCTTCTACGTTCTGTTCGGGATAAATCATAGCCCCAAAGTACTGAGCCGCCATAATCACATCCTCAAAATATTCTTCCTGTGTGGCGGGACGATACCTATAGGATAAGACACAGCGAAAAGACTGCCATTCTTTTTTGTTAGTACCTCCGTCTATAGAGGGATCGTGTTCCCAAATGATCGCTATTCCCCCATCTGACTGCCGAGAATTGGACATTGACGCACCTATCTTGCTTATCTGTTTAGCCTGTACGGCATTGAGGTTACGGTATGGGTCACATCCAAGAGTAAATCTCTGCCCGTTGATGGGTCTCCACGCAGGAACAATTTTCTGACTCAAACCATCCCATACCTCAATCTGTTCCCTCTGATTTCTTAATCCAATAGGTACATCAATAGACATCCTGAATTTTATCCTATCACTGTCATCCATCCAAAGGACACTACCATCGGGTTTGCCATGCTCTCTGTAGAAATATCCTGTTCTATAGGGTGGTTTATTAAAAGATTTATCTTTATTTATCTCTGCGAGGCGTTTGTCTATTATCTCAAGGTTATAGCCCACATTCCCCGAAGAGCCTAACCAACACTCTGACCATGAGAAAGGAGATTTTCTTCTTATACTCCGATATAGTTCAAGGGACTCAGGTGTGTTTGTGGCTAACAACGCATCTCTCTCTGCTTGCATGGATTCCCTTGCCCCCTTACCGCTAACGGCAAAGGTAGCGAGAGGTGATAGCCTAATCTGCCTTTCTGTCGGTGTTTCTACAACTGACTTACCAAATCTGTCAATATAACCCTCAAGTCTTAGATAGGCAGGTAAGAAAATCCTCGCAAAACCCTCTGTTGTTTGTCCCTTAATGGGTATCCGTGTATAGAAATTAGATAGATTACACATCTTTTGATATGGGGCACTACCCGAAGATAAATCTTCAACTGTGGACGGGTTCTTCACGTACGCACCCTTGAGAATATTAATACCCATACCTGTAGACATGGTAAACTTATTGACATGCCATCTCTCAAAAATGTCTGCTGTCATTTTTTCGCTCTTTCCCTGTTCGTCGTTAAGCACACCATTGAGTCTATCCCCTTCGTTTGCGAACAATCCACCGCTATCTGAGTAAGCTATTGCACTTCGTAATCCTCTTGTATGATAAACATTAGGAGGGGCATCGAGCCTTAATATTGTCGGTCTCCTGTTACCCTCCCAAATAGGTTTCAGACACATCGGATAGGAGTCAAAGGCGGGGAGTAATTTCTTCTTATAATGGACTTCTGCATTATTGCCCTCAAAAGAGATTATGGTGCTAAAATAAGATAGATTAGTCATTGCTCCCTTTAATATCTTATGCACGGCTTCGTGTGTAGCACCTGTTCGACGTGTCTTGGGTTCTACGTCACCGAAGAACAAACGCCTCCCAAGGTCTACCATATCATACCCTCCATCAGCATTTTTTTTTGCCATTCCTTTGTCGTCTAATTCCGCAAAGGTTTCGGTACAACTTTCAAGATACCAAGCAAAGCAGAACTTTCTTCTTACATCATCTCTAAACTCAGGGTAACAGACAGCCTCGTCAATAAAATAAAAGTTAAGAAAGTCAAAGTAGTCGGGTGGTAGAAAGACAGGTTCGCCATCATTATAATACCAATAGCCATAAGTCCTCCACCACCAAATTTTCTTTAACCATATTATTTCCTCTTCGAGATTTTTCTCTTCTTGCCTTACAATCTCCCAAAATCTAAGATAGAACTTATATCCCTGTATGGTATCTTGTCTGTTCTTTTTTTCTATATTAGCAAGGTCTTGAAGAGCTTTCTTTTCTATGAGTTGAAATTTATGTGGCACTTCCATTCTTCGGAAATACTGCTCATCTTTGGGTAGTGCATAGTTATCAATGAGCCATCTGTCTTTCGGCGGTTCTGGAAGACTAAAGTAAACGGGTGTTATATCATTATCCCCATCATTAATAACCTCCCACTTCTTATAGTCACCATCGCCATATTGATCAAACGGTGGTTCATCGCCAATAAACTTAGATTCTTTGATAATGTAATCATCACCATATGGGTTATAATCATCTGGTAATTTTCCAAGTTCTTCCCTTAGTCTTACAATATCCTCTGGACTAACCTTTAACCTATTCTCTTCCTGAAATTCTTCGTCTGTTTCAAAAGAGAGCTTGGATTCTCTCTTCTTTTTTTGTGCCATCTCTGTTCTTGTTTTCACAAAGATAACAAATAAATAAAGACCGCTATTTTCAAAATATTTTGAGACAGTGGTGGAAATCGAATCCACATACTCCGGTTTTGCAGACCGAAGGCTTTAACCTTTCACTGTCATTGTGGAATCTATTTGAGTCGAACAAATGCCTTTGGATTTTCAGTCCAGCGTACAACAACCACCTATACGAAGATTCCATTTTGTCAGGAATATTTACTATATTTCTGACAATTTTTAGCACGAACCGCACGAGGCGAACGCACATATTGTGGGTTTGGAGTCCACTTACCACGCCAATGGGGGTTCGAACTTTTCCTCTTGATCCCAAATCAAGTATGCTACCTGTTTACACCACACTTCCGTAAAATAAATAACCCTCCACGGGGGAGGGTTATATAAATATAATATAAAGCCACCTCACCCCGTAAGTAAAGATATTGGTTGCTCTATATGCTGAATTCTAATCATGCCACAAAAATATATAAAATAAAATTAATATCCAAATAATTTAATAAATTACACGTTTCTTACTGCCCTGACGGCCATACCACCATACTTCTCAGTGTCATAATCAGATAACGCCACACCATTATTTGATACATAAACGGAATCACCGTGAGTATTATCCAATCCATTTTCATCCTGGCTCCACGTGTCACTATAAACACTTTTACTGGCCCATCCTTCTCCTGATTGCAGGTCTACCCATCTGTTACCATTA